TCTACAAACGTTTTTAGGGATGTCGTGGAACAAATTTACTCATTTATTGATAGTTTACAAGATTTTAGGGAGAGAACTCCGATGAGGCGTTTGCACATTGGGACGTCTAAACTTTTGCAGACACCTCTAAACAGCCTCATCATCGTAGCTATAATCCCAAACGCACTTTGCTTATTGATTATATTCCACTTATTTTTAGGTACTGCATGATATTTTCATTACCTGCATTGCAAGCCCTCTATGACGTAATGCCCTGTCATTACATAAGTTTATCATCATACAGTGAAGATTTAAGAGTGTTGCATCCCCTTTACTTACAACCTGTATTCATTCTATCGACCGAGCATAACCACCTCATCACATAAAATTATATAACCTCGTATTAGAGCGTTTAAGCCATTATTACACCCCACCGAATACTTTTATTGTATTTGATAAGTTTTTGGCTGTGCACGACCAATAGACACCTCATTTAAAAGATAAGGCTTGATAATCACCCGAAGAGTAAACTTAGGAAAGTGGAGTTTACACCCTTTGATGATTACCAAGCCTTATTTTATTAGGAAGAGGATTAACAGGCAGTACTAAATATCCGATGTTCCTCTGCAATACTCATACCGTCTGCCGACTGTTCTAACAACCAAACGAGATACTTTTCTATTTTGCCTGTTAGTTCTTCCATTAGGCTGGAGGTCTTGAAGTGTTCTTTTTGCCACTTTATTGCCTCTTGGATTCTTTTTTGGAATTGAGTATGCAGAATCCTATCTTCGGGCAGACGATTTTTTCGATTCTTAAATAGGATATATTTCATATAATAAGACAAGTTTTGTCCCTCGTTTGCAATACAAATACACCATTTATCAAAGTCTTTGGCACTCTTTAAAGTGTCAAACTCTACATCCCAGCAATCATCAGGTAGCTTATCTATATCTTCGTAATATCCAAACCACTCTGCTACTAACTTCCAAAATACATATTTATCCCATAGTTCATTAGCCGTAATACCTTTTCCAAACAGCTCAAACAATTCATCTATTCCAAGTGTCATTTCATACCTTAACAAGTAGTTCGACAGGCTATTTCTACCCACTTTGGGTAACTCTCTCTTCTTTTTAGCCTCCGACATCTTATCATAAAACTTTATCCGTGTACCTTCATAGTCAAAATATGCAGTTCCACTTCTCTCACCACTCCACTGGTTAGGAATAAATTTCTTTATTCCGCTTAACTTCCTCAAATAAGATATAGGAGGTTGAGACATTTCAAAATTATGGGCAAACTCCAAAGACTCCACCTCTGCATTATACATTGGTACGCCCAGTTCTTCGCTCAACATCATAATACATCGTTCTGCATCCTTCAATGACATAGTACGTGTATTATGCCCCCATAAGCATTTAGGAAGACTGCCCTCAAATGATACATACGTTTCAGTGGCTATAACTTTACGTCCACGCCATTTTCCACTACCACCTGTATCATCACCCCTATATTGAGATAATGCTAAACGAGCCACAACATCCTGCCACCTATAATTAGATGGCAGTGCCCATGCGCATAGCTTTAATTTGATTTTATCATACATGGCTATGAATTAAAATGTATTTAGAATGTTATACAAAATTGAGTTTATTAATTATTTACGAAGACGTGCAGCAAATCCCAACTCCATACTTTCAATGAATTCCTGCTTAGTTTCTTGCCTTTTAGCCATCATCCACGCTATTATTTCATCACGCCTAAATCTTAGTATTCGCCCACTTTCCGCACGATAACAAGGTATCTCCTTATGACTTGTCAACTTATAAATTGTATGTTTGGACTGCCCAATCAACTCACTACAAATATCAATGCCGAATACCTCCGGATAATCTTCCATCCGTTTTAGAGGTCTATTGTTCTTCTGTTTTTCGCCTTTACCCTCTGACGGTACTGTTCCCAGCATAGTACAAATTATTTCCCGTAACGACCTTATTTGAGCCAAAACATAATATTCCCACTCGTTTCTTAAAAACTCCATATCATTATACAACCATGCGCTTTCCACAGAATCACGATGATGTTCATTAATGAAACCGTACTTTGCTATTGCACCATACAGGAAATCTTTTGCTAAAATAATTTTTCCCTCTTTCTGCAAGTAGGCTTCTTCATTATAGATATCATCCAACTCTTGACTACTCATTTTTAATTCTCCCTGAACTACAGACTTTACCTTTACTTCATAAGTAGAAATAAAATATTTGCTTTTCCACATAATAATAGCTGCATCAACAACCTTTAATGCCTGTCGGAGTTTTCCTTTATCCCCATCCGTCAACCGCTTCACATAGACAAACAACCAACTTTCACGGACTGCTGCTTCCCCTCTGAGCGACTTGTTTATCAAGTCGCCCAAAGGCATTCCATAATGAATAAACATACCTATAATATTTTTACGACTTTATCCAAAACACTTGTAGAGAAACTGGCAAGATATGTAGCCGTTGTCGTAAGATTACTATGTCCCAGGGCTTGGCTTATTATTTCACGGGGAATATCATTGCCTTGCAAAGTCATGGCCATTGTGTGTCGTGCTGTGTAAGTTGTCAAGTTCAATGAAATTCCTAAAGTCTTACCCATTTTTTTCAAATTGGCATTAATACGTTTGTATCGGCAACGCACATGCTCATACAGTTGTTCGCCATCATACTCTTTAGTAATAATAGGAAGTAAATACTTGCCTGTTTGAGGTGTGTTTGCCTTAAACCATTCCAATAGCTCCTCTATGGCAGGAATAACGAATATTTTTATCGGTTTTACATTCTTGGCATTTTTTGTCTTTTGCCGTTTATACACGATATGCGTTCCTGTTGCCAACACTTCAAGATTGTCTGTTGTCAGGTTTGCCATATCAACAAAACTCATACCTAAACAATAATAAGAAAATAGGTATATCCGACGGGCACGCTCCAATACAAAATTTTGTTGAGGCGAGTTCTTTATCAACTCCAATTCTGTTGGCAGTAAATAGCGTTTTGCCGTTTCCTCCGCCAGCTTGTTGATTTCAAAACCACCTTTGCCAAACGGATAAGTGTTGTTTGAGGCTGCTTTTTCTTTAATGGCTTTATTGATTACTGCACGCAATGTTTTTAAAGTGTGCATACGGGTGTTTCCACAACAACCATTCTTTTCCATAGCCATATTTAAGCGATTGATGTATTTCACGTCTATTTCTGAAAACAAACGTTCTTTTGCCTTAGAGTCATATTTGCAAAACAGGTGCAAGTCACGCTCATAAACCTTTCCATTACCGATGTGACCTGTAGACTTTAAATCCTCCACCTGCTTCACCCAATAATCATAGATTTTTCCTTGTCTCGAAATTCCCAAAAATTCTTCTTCAAATTGGTTTAGTGTCCAATCCACCTGTGCTTTCATAAACTTATTCACCACTTCATTTTTACGTTCCTCGCAACTAATCAACCAGTTGTTATACGACTCATAGTTGGGGTTCACTCGTTTGTCCCTTTTAAATCGGTCCGCATTTGTATCCCACTCATTTTCAAAGGCGGACAATTTTAAATCAATGTATTTTAGTTTACCTCTTTTAGTGATGCGTAAACAAACAGGGTTACTCCCATCTTTTCTTTTGTTACTCGTGTGGAGTACAATACGAAACTTTGCCATAATCTTCTTTCTTTTTTTAATTAATAATACAGTTCTCTATGAGTGCAACGTAAAAATTCAATCCACGATTAAATTTTTGACGAGTAAAATTAACCTATTAAGATTTATTAACAATGAACACACGGAAAGTTTCTTTCAATATACGTCAACCCCATACTAATAATGAGAAATGTAGTAGCAAGATATATTCCTATTTTGTATCTATCTTCGATTAAAGTTTGATTAAAGTTTTAGGGTAAAATAATCCTATTCCATACAAAAGACGATAGACTAAATACAAATAGCCGAACAGAACAAAAGCCTTAAGCAATTAAAGTATTGTTTAGAAACAATTCTAAATAGCAGTAAGTAAAGCCATCATAAAACACTAATAATAAAGACCATACAAAACATACCATAGAATACAACAAATAAAAAGCAATCAATTTATTTGCAGATTAAAAATAAAGCACTACCTTTGCACTCGCAATTCGGGGTGTAGCTCAGCCCGGTTAGAGTACGCGTCTGGGGGGCGTGTGGTCGCTGGTTCGAATCCAGTCACCCCGACTGGTTATAAGGTAACTGTTTGATAATAAAACAGTTACCTTATTTGCTTTTAAAGAGCCGGGACAATACCGGGACAACACAACAGTGTTATTTAAGCCTATTATTAACCGTTTAGCGAGGATTATCTTCTTAATTCTCGTTAAAAAAAATGTCTACAATTGAAAAAATTAAGAGTTACACGCCGCCAACGCTCCATTGTGGCCGTGAAACCTATATCAGTTTTAATGCCTATGATCCGGCTGAAGGACGAATGAAGCGTAAGAGAATAAAGCTTAATTCGATTGATCCAAAACAGCGAAAGAAATATGCCAATGACCTTATCAAGAGATTAACTGAAAAATTAATTTTAGGGTGGAATCCATGGATTGAAAAGGAAAACGGCACAGCATACATGTTGTTTAAGGATTGCTGTGAAAAGTACAGGCAATACATTGATAAGTTACTAAAAGATGGTACTTACCGATATGAAACACACAAATCGCTTGCATCTTATCTCAAGAACATGTTAGACTGGAACGATAGAAAGCTAATACCTATTACCTACATCTACCAATTCGATAAGGATTTTTGCGTTCAGTTCCTGGATGAGATTTATATCAATCGAGATAACACAGCCTTCACCCATGATAATTATCTAGGATTTTTGCGCCAGTTCGGGCACTGGTGCTGTCAAAAGAATTACATAAAATCAATACCAACAGAAGGGTTATCGGTGCTAGGCCGAGGTGCTAAGAAAAAAAAGAGAAAAACGATAGAACCGCACCATCTAAACATGATACATGATTATCTCGAGAAAAAAAATAAGCACTTTTTATTGGCAAGCTATATACTTTATTACTGTTTTATCAGACCGGCCGAAATGGCACGATTGAAAATAGGGAATATCAATCTGGCAAAACAAACAATATACATAGAGGACACAATCTCGAAAAACAAGAAGGACGGTACAATAACATTACCAGTCAAGGTTATACATCTAATGCTAGATCTTGACATATTTTCATCTCCTTCTAGTTATTATTTATTTTCCGAGGGATTCATGCCAGGAAAGAATAAGGTTTCAGAAAAGATTTTCCGCGACTATTGGGTCCGCTATGTCCGGAAGGATCTTAAGTTGCCAGATTGTTACAAATTTTACAGCCTGAAAGATACAGGTATTACTGACATGTTAAGACATCAGGATGTACTGAGTGTGCGTGATCAGGCACGACATAGCAGCATCCTCATGACTGATACCTATACACCACATGACATCCAAAAGGCTAATGAAATCATAAAATGTTACGAGGGCGATTTTTAACACTAATTTTGAATAGTTACGCACTCTGACATTACAAAAAAAATCAATCAAATGGAAAAAACAATCAACATAGACAGCTTACATATGATGGATGTCATTAACAGAATACATTATAATGAAGAAGACATAATAGACATAATAGAAGGCCTGGCAGAAGCAGCCAGTTCACTGTGTCATTACGATGAGGATAAACAAACTGTCAAAGCTGTTGTAGATGCACAGAGAATATTATGCGAATTATTGCGAATTGAATTATAATAAAATTCCCTTACCTTACAATGGTAAGGGATCATCTCAAATCATTCAAATGATGAAATTATACACTCATTGCATATATGAGTAGCAACATAACCACAGGGCTATCCCTGTCTTTTATAAAGGGTATGATAGGAATACAAGAATCTTGTATGTGGGGAAATTCAAAGAAAAGTTCTGGAGGCGTATCATTCAGCATTTGGAATATTTCAATACACCAACAACACAAGGGCTTCAACTTTACCACTGGGCAAAAGAAATTCGTCTGGAGGTAAAATTACATGCTTTAGAATTTACAAAAGGCATGGCGGATATTATACCTATTGTGGAATCGTATTTTGCGAAAAGATTACATCCACTAGAAGGCAAGCATATCTAAATACATGTTGAGAATAGCAATATTAGGGCGCTCCAAATTAGAGGACACTAAATTTATAAACTTACCGTATTCTACGAATAACCAGAAAGTCTTATGCAATCAGTATAGGACTTTTTGAATCAAAAGCATTTGATCCAGGAAAAGTAGTGGGCATTTTCCAAATAATTGCTGTCATTTTCCGCTTGACGGGCTTCCGATTCAAAGCAAATACTTTTATATGCCTGTTTATGGTTTCTATATACAGCAAGTCTTATCAAGTATTCTAAGGCATACCATATATAGAAGAAAACTCCAGCAATCAGCATCCACCATGAGCTTAAATCGAATATCAGCATCAAAATCCATATAACTGTGCCGGAAGCGACAGCCATTTCGATCCATTGACGGGCATGGGTACATTCGTGATTGATTGTGCTTTGCAACAAGGTCTTTTGTTTTGTAAGTACGAATGGGCCCAGTGTAATTGTATTGCATGTAAACAGGATAATTTTAGCTATCCAGTTGTCGTAAAAAATTTTTTTCATGCTTGTTTTTATTTAAGTCTTAACAGAAAAGTATCGGTTTTTGCTCACGAAATAAATGCCGTGAGCAAAATGTAAACTTACCGAGTTATTCTACTACAATGTAACATTAAAGATGGGTAACCAATTATCACATCTATATTCTGAACCATTAACCATACACTTATATTCATCCCCTTGACTATCTCTGACATAACCTCCACCCTGATTCCCTCTTTTGGCATAATATAACGCACATCCAGTTGGGTCTTGTGTGGTGACAATATTAATAACACGTCCCTGAGAAATTGTTACATTTTCAATAATATCATTTTCTTCTTTTTTTAGTTCAAATCCTTTATGAGGAATAACTACTGGATTTTCTGTGTCCCCATAGTCATAATATTTTGTACTTTCATCAAAAACTATAGGGAATACAGGAGCATCCATTACTATGCGTACCATCCATCTTTCAGTACTTGCATATTCAGAAGTCTTATATACTGATATATCAGATATACACAATGGAGTCCAACCTCCTTTATACAACATTCTTACTATACCGTATGCAATAGTAGCTCCCATTTGACGAGAACCAATTGCATTAAGATGAAGTTGGTCTGTGTTGAATGGGAGAGCATATATAGCACTCATTACCTTATACAACGGATTGCTAATCGACAAATCATATTGAACTTTTGGTATTTCTGATTGAGTAGTTTCATTACTTGCAGCTTCATAACTTCCAGTTTGATAACATGAAAATATTACATCATTATTCTGTCCTGTTATTTCTTTAACTTTCTCGTTAAAATAACGTATCATAGTTGACATCATTTCCATATAATACTCATATGTATTTTCTTGATCTGCTTCGCCTTGAATCCATACAAGAGTCGGAACGTTTACAGATTTTCCATTAGAAATAGCATAATCAGCAGCTTTCTTTATAGTATTTAATAAATCCGTACAAGGTATAAGATTTTTTATGGGCTGACCACCCGCTCCTTTTGACACAGTAAATATAGACGTATCTGCGTATTCCGTATCTTGAAGTAATTTCCCAACATACTGGCTAACCTGCTGAGCAACCGTATTTCCTGTATCATTAGGAATTGGTTCAATAGATGTAAAATCTGTAGAGTTTCCACTAATTCCATTGTTTTGAGTAACATTGTTATAGCTTTCATTATCTGTAGTAAGAACTGTTCCATAACCTAAAGACAAAGATTGCCCATATACAGGAATAATTAAGTAATCAGCATAAAAATTACCTAATATTGGTAACTTAGGCTCTCCATAATCAACATATACAGAATGCTCTTCAGTTGAAACCATTACAGAAAGCATGTTGACATATTTATACGCTGTTTCATAAAGATTAATTGTATACCTCACAAAAGCAGCATTTTCTATATATGATAAAACTCTTCCTTCCGAAGCAGGATGAACTTCAATCTTATTTTTATTTTTGTCATAAATTACATTATATATTACTGCCAATTTAGAATCGATGTTAATGTACAACTTTTCTCCTTCTTGGATAGGAATATAACCTGTTGTAGCAAATTGAGCATTACTTTGTTCTTCTCCTTTAGAATTAAGCCATACTCCATATTTTATTTCTGAAGGATTACATCTGTTCCTATATGAACAAATTATGCTATAATCTGTAGAATCTTCTTCATCAGGTTTTATAGATTCTTGTATTAGAGATTCTATTTGACTTTTAGTCTGAAACCCATCATACGGTTCATATTCAGTAACAGTATCTCCATACTCAATTTGTACATTTTCGGAATCTGATATTCTGAATGAAAATCTTCCATAAAGAAAACCTTCTTCATACGACAATGTAGTACCTACCTGTTGATTAGTTACGTTCTTAATAAGTCCATTACGGTCAATTATGCAACAATATCCTCCTGTTCCTGAAATATTAATTGTAATATTCTTACCATTAAAAGGTATATCAACATAACCATAGGAGTCATTATTAGATAATACTCCTTGGGAATTTACAAAAAATCCTTGTACTAATTTATTAGGGTTAAATAAGTTCTTGGAATTAGTTATTTCTACGGATAATAATTTACTATAAACTTCTTCTGAATTAATATCTCTTATCCAATACTTTTCATTACCCCAATAATTGTTATTAGTGACATTAGAATTAGGTTCATTACCAATAAATCGTTCTTCTACCCAATATATGTTATTTAATGGATATGATATTTTAAGACCTTCTTTCCTCTTATTATAAGGTACTGATTTTCTTGTAGTAGATATATCAGTGTCCCATTCAAGAGATAAACTTACATCTTCACCACTTCCACCTTGAAAATTTCCGGAATAAAAGTTAGTTCCATCATAATATACATCTATGACTTCGCCAGCTTCCCATGCGTTGTCACCTGATACTCTTTCATTATTATAGTACAAAGATTTTGCACCTAAAGAATTTATATTCAGAGTTGCATTACTGGCAGTGTTGTTGTTCGTCATTTTAACAAGCAAACGGATTCCGGTAGTAAGAGCCGTTAATCCTGTTACTGTTATAGTCTTAGCAGCAGTTCCGGCATCCGTATCACACGTTACATATCCGACACCACCGACTTTCTTTTCTAACTCGGTAAGTTCTTCCCTCTTTGCATAGTCTGTTAAATCAACTGAATCCGTGTCAGGTGCCTTACCAGTATTGTGCCATGTTCCATCGATTACTACGTCATACACTATACCTGGATATGGTTCTCCTACATAGGCCGTATCTCCTACCTGTGGGGACGGATATTTTTGTTTTAATCCAGCTTCAGAAGTGAAATATCCTCTGAATTTTGTTGTCGCAGACTTTACTTTTTCCAGATCAGTATTCATGTTCTGGAAATTCTGATTAATGCGTGCAGCTTCCGTTCCCCAGTCGCTGTCAACCTGTATTTGTGAAATATTTGTCATATTACTGAGTTACTTTTAAAAATCCATTAGAATCAACATATACATTCCCCGGTAATCCTTCGGCATTGGTATTCCATTTTGGAGCATAAATATTAACATAATGACTTCCGTCATTGTAGTTTTTAAATGATTGTATATTAAGTATTTCTTCTTTTCCTGCTTGAAATGTAATTCTATCAGGCGCGAATATTCCCGAATACCCTTCAAGGGAGTTTGAAAATGTTAATATTCTACCGCTAAGGCTTGCTGAGAAAGAAGGAGTATCACCTTCATATTCAATTATGTTTATCCCCGCAAATATTCTTTCACCGCTTTCGCTGAAGGACATATTCAGGCATACCTTACCGTCTGAATTATACATTTTAAGGCTTGATGTCGAAGGATCTATCACAATTCTATTTCCGTTGATGCTCGTTTCTACTCTTCCACGGAAAACACCGCCTAAAGCATAGATATATCCTCGTATGAAAATATCTCCGCCATGGGTTGCAACAAACTTAGCGAGCGATTTCCATTCTTCATCCGTAGGTATTTCTCCGCTCAGTAATTTCTGAACCGTTGCAATTGCCTGTTCGAAAGTACCGCCTGACCACATTGCCACGTCGGTATCATCGTTGTAAATGCCAGAGATGCCTGCATTGACTTTTTCCATGACACCGTCCACCCATTTTCCAAGCATAATCATAGAAGTCAGGGAAAGTCCTCCTAATGTCTGTGTTTCTCCTTTCAGAGCATCCTGTAAATACCAAAGACTTTTAAATTTATCTTTTACAACATTGGGATCTAATACTGAAGGACACCAGTCGGTTGCTATCGTACCGCGCTCAAGTTTTATGTCGCAAACGGTTGCTGTACCTGCTATAGTAAATATCGTACCTCCGTTATTGGTGAAAACGTGTGAATACTTCTGATAATCATTGGAAAGTTGCTGTGATATTGTAATTCCTCCAACCGTTACATTTACAGAAGTACCTTTAGCCTTGTAACTTATTACATAATTCTCGTTTTGAAGAAGATATATAGTTTGAGAAAGTATGCCTAATGTTGCAGATACACCAGACACTGCGTTTGAGTCCTCATTCAGTATAGCAGTACCACCCCATTTGTCAAGGGTAGTATTATACATTTTCGTATCCTTTTTTAGATTTTTGTTTGAATCCAGTTTCAGAGCTTCAAAATCTCCTAAAAATCCAGTATTCAGCAAAAGGTTCTCTCCTCCAATCTTTACGGCATTATAGATTTCATCAGGTAGATCCTCAAGTTGGGCAGCACCAGTAGAGCCAGCATGTAACTTGACTTTTCCTGCTACTTCAACACCTTCTTCCTGATCGTACTTTACGTAGGTACTTTTATCCTTTGCACCGACATAAGTGTCACCGTATGTCACCGATTTATACCTTCCACTTACCGAATCGTAATAATCCATCTTCACAGCCTTGTCTACAAGGTTGTATGAATCGATGCCTTGGTAATACTTTATAGAAGGTGAATCAGTACCAAATGCAGAGATAATGATAGCTGACTGACGTGTCTTATCTGTCCGATGCCCAAGACCTACCAATTCATCGCCAGCTTGCGGAATAGTGGAACCGGTATCGCAATCTGTTTTAGAAAGATCTACGTAATCATCACCAACCGCTGTCACCAGTCGCCAGTAGTATGCCTGGCTGGTGAGGTTGAATGTCTGTCGGCGTGCCTGAGTTCCTACGGTAAACTGATTTTGCAGTGTTCTGTCGCCGTCTGTACGTTCAAAATAGCAACGATATGCAGTGCTGGTTTCTTCAACTTTTGAAACAGTCATTCCTGAAGGTGACACGATAAGCATTCCTCCCACGTGCTTGGCTTCCTGAATAATCAGTTCGATAAACAAGGCTACCTTGCGGATAGTAAGGTAGTCAAACTCCGCATGGCTGTTCCCATCCTGATCTATTGTAACAGCACCTCCTGTACCTAATGCACCGCTAACATATTTACCAAACTCTGCTCCTCCTAATAACCTTAAAAGAAAATTGGTACTATCCTCTCTATCTTTCCTAATAAAGTTATCCAGATCAAATCCAATTTCAGTTAAGGCTGTAATAAGCTCAAGAAAGTTAATTTTAATCTTCTCAAAATTACGCTCCCATTTCAATCGGACATCACGGCCAAAATCATTAGCACCGTTCCAGGGCACTATATTTTCAAAATCCGTATTTAACTCCGGTGTTTTATTTTGTGTCGGTGTGTTATCTGTCATGTCAATTCTAATTGTTGTCCGTTAAATTCCAGCAACAATGGTTGCCAGCATATTTTTTCCTCATAGGTATCCATATCTCTGAACCGAAGCATATAATCAGAGAATCTGTTACGTTCCTTCCGATTAGAAGGGAGCAGCTGTGCATGCAGAACCGTTACCGGGCCATGCGATTTATCCTTATCATAGGAATACGACATAAAGCTGAAGGAGAAAGTCTTGCCAGCCCTGGTCAGCTCATGCATCTCTTTAATTGCCTCATATATTTTCATAGCACAAAAATAGTTTCATCAGGAAGTTGAAAAAAGGACATAAAAAAACTGCCTACCTTCACAGGTAAGCAGTGTATGAAGAAAAAAGAAAAACTAACTAGAAAACCTTCTGTAAGAATAATATATCAAGAACACCAGTAAAGCAAACGATATTATAAGTGAATAATTAGAGAAATTGAATAGCGGTTCTTTATCAACCGATTTCATCTCATTCTCTTCTGTTATATTACTACTAGAATGATCATCAATCGTCGTATTGTTATTAAAATTAACCGAGGAACTGTCACGCTGATAAGTCTTATTGTGCGAGATTTCGGTTTCTTTTTCAAGCACCGGGATCGTATTACCTGAAGAATCAATCACAACTGTATAGTCGCGTATAATGATACGTTTATCGTCTATCCAAGATTGAGCCAATTCAGATAACGACACATGATCGTCAATTTGCATATTTTTATGGCTTTCATCAGTTCGAGATGTTGTCTGATTTGACTTATCCAGTCGTACCGACCGGCACGACTGGAGTGTCAAACCTAACAGAACAACCAATAAAAACCCAATACACAACAAAAGAAGAACATCACTTGAATCTAATTTTTTCATTTTCCCCTTAATAAGACAGATTTAGCTCTTTCCAAATGCTCAGTACGATCTTCGAGTCCATTGAATCCGCCGTTAATTTTTTTGGTAATTTTCAGCAGCTGATCCTGATCGGCCAGTTCATTCAACTTATTACGGTTCCAGAACCATCCGGCTACAAGTGCCGCTAAGTCTGGTTGCTCGACTCGTTCCGGATGATCAAGCAAATTATATTCCTTTTTTGTGAAATCATTAAAAGCCGAATAATTAATCCTACCAGTCAGCTGTATAAGTCCACGACCTTTAAATTTAGGTCCGTCACCAGGCATAAGGTTACCCAAATCCTTACGTCCTTCATAGGCTTTTCCGGAAGCAATTTCGCGGACATAGCGAAGTGATCCACTTTCATGTGCGATTTGTGCCAGGAAATGTGCCTGACGCATTGGCGTATCAATTTCGAAGGTTGCCATCGTATCGTTCAAGTGCGGCAAGAACTTGTCTATGTTCTCATCCGTAGCGAAAGGCATGATTTTTTTAAGCGTCGTTTTGTCCATTATTAAATGTTTTTTTCAGTTTGTACCGATATGTATAATCAATGCCGAACAGACTACCGGCAAAAGTGCTAACCTCGCCATAAGCAATCAGCACAGAGCTGTGTATCTCGCCTACTGGAGGAGTCCATAATCCCATTATCAGCATTGCCATGCCACTTACGGTAAGGAAAGCAGCCATGGCAAGCTGTATTGTTAACTTTTTGTTTTGCATATATTATTTTGTGTTTGTGTGACAAAAGTACCCGTAATACACATTAAAAAAAAGGACATTACCGGCTAGCATTTTTCTCGAGCATTTCCAGCCTCTTAATACCATCACGTATTGTCCGAACACTTACTGTCATTTCCTTCGTCGCAATATTACTAAGATGCTTATTCGAGATACGCAATTCAGCAAGAATCAGCTGTATGAGTACCTTAATGTCATAAGAGGATGCTCCGGAGATATCTTCAACCTGGGTGGTGCTATTATTGGTATATCCACCATTGTACTTACCATTTCTCATACGCACCTGTTGCAAGATCTGCGTAGTATTAATCATACCGATAGTACCATTTTTCTGAGCTATATCAAAGACATCCAGGAACTGCTTAACATGAGGATTTGCCACACCTTCATGGTTGGTAACAAATTCATTTTTGTGCACAGGAATGACACCTGCCACATCTCGAGAATCACCCTTAGAGGTATAGCCTTGAACATATTCGTCAGAATAACCACCAGAATACAAACCTTTAGCTTCTTCAGCCTGCTGTTTAGCTACCGCAATTTGAGCTACACCAGCTATAACTGCTGCTGCACCCAAAGCAGGACCAACAACTGGTATACCCGCCATCGCTTTATATGCTTCCATCGCCGCAACAGCTGTACTTGATGTAACCTGCAAGACCTGTAACGCAAATTGCTTATCAGCATATTTACGCTTAACGGCCAAAACTGCTTCTTCCTTTTGCTCTTCCAGTTCAGTAGTATCTTTACCAGCTTTCTGAGCAGCTTTGATCTGAGCATCATACCGACTTTCAACCTTGGATATCTCACTGTCTTGCATAGCAGACATCAGCTGTGATACTGAGCCAGCCAACTGATTAAAAGTATCTAAAGCAGCTTTCCTGATCTGAGCACGTTCTTCTTCCTTTTGCTTCGTTATTTCAGTCAGGCGGTCCTGATACTCCATTTCAGAGATAATACCAGCATCGTGAAAGGCTTCCAGCAAAGCCAGTTGCCCATCCAGACTCTGTTTGTACTTGTCGATAAAATAATTATCTTCTTCCGGAGCTTCTTCTTCAATAATATTAAAAGAAGCATCTTCCTGTTTGGTCGGAGTCTGATTTGCCAGTTTATTAGCATATTGACGATTAGCTTCCACTGTCATTGCAGACAGAATCTGCTGATCGATTAGGGATGTATCTCTCTTGGCTTCTGCATACAATTCCCTTTTTTTAGCCAAGAACTTAACTTCTAAAGTATACAGTTGTTCCTGGTACTTCTCTTCTTCAATCAGTCCCAGAGCATGCTGTGTGCGCAAGTCCTTTAATTGCGTTTCATATTCCTTTTTAGCTTTAGCAACTTTTTCTTCAATATCAACGTTCCCAAATTCAGTACCTTCACCCAAAACGACATCTGTACCATTGTTTATATCAGTCTGTGATTTGAGAAGCTTGTTACGTTCTTTTTCAATAAACTCATCTACATCATTTAACTGCTGATCAAGACTCTTCAATGCATCAACGGTAGAATTCAATAATTTATCTTTTACATTTTTAGCCCACTGATCACCATAACCGTTGAACAATTTCATAGTTCTGTCAATAATATCAGCACCGCTATATTTAGCATTGAACCAAAGATCTTCCACAAAACTGCTATGAGTTCCATTTTTCAAAACCTCATCACGCTGTTGTAATAGTTCTGTTTTCTTTAGGTTTGCATTTTCAATATTTTGTTTTGCAATCAGACTTTGAACATAAAGGTCTACAGCTTTTGCAGCATCTTCTGTTTTAATACGTTCTAAATCTAAATTACCCAAATATTCAGGAGATATTTCATTGAGCCTGCGAATCGCAGCCAATCTAGTTTCCTTAGTGATAGACTCATCCCGAGCGACATTAAGCAAATCTGCAACCTCTTTTTTCTCAACCGATATATCTCTATTACTTTGTGAACGAATATCCCGTAAATTCTGCTCTGTCTGTGTCAGTTGTTTACCAGCACGATTCCAATCATAATAAAGTGCGACTAAACCGGAAACAAGAGTCATTACTGCTGTATAAGGATTACTCTTTATTACGTTAAATAAACGACGAACGGTAGCGATCACTTGATTAGTCCAAAAAACTTTAGTCTTGTCAGCTAAATTAGACGCATTCACAGCCACTGTATAAGCAGTAATAGCAACGATAAGGGTAGTTATTGTCGTTTTATATTTAGCTGCAATGGATATAATCGTAGATAATCCTTTAACTGTGAGTGATCCTGTTGTTACCATGTACTTCATGACTGGGAGCAACTGTTCTCCAAGTTCTACACGGATATCTGAAAAGCTCTTTTTTGCCTTGTCAAGTTCTGCCTGTACTGTAGAATTCTGAACGGAAAATTCGTTATAAATAGAAGTACCTTCAACGAATGCCTGGTTAGCTCCCTGCTGCTCCTTACGAACTTTGTCAACATTACCGGCTAACGCTGAGATTACACTTGCAGCTTCAGCTCCGGAAAGACTCATCTGGTCGAGAACAGGAGCCAGTTTATCCATACCACCCAAACGGTTCAGCGCCTCGAGGAAGGTAAGTACAGCCTCATTAGCATCCTTACTCATCAATTGAGTAAATTCTTCAACTTGCAGACCTGCCAATTTTGCGTATTTTGCCGGCTCCTGATAAAGTTTAAGGATCAATCCGGATAGGGCTGTAGAAGCCATTTCGGAACGCAACATATTCTGATCGAGGGCTGAAGCGAATCCCATGATATCCGTAATCGCCATATCTGCCTGTTTGCCGACACCGCCCATACGTGCAGTAAATTCAACCAGATAAGGCTCAGCAGCAGAAGAATTTTGAGCTACCGAATTAACAGCAGAGCCGACAGCCAACATGTTTTCTTTCAGCGACCGGTCACCGTCGCCAAACATATCAGCTAACTTGCCGATCTGAGTTATAGCGTCCTTACCTAAGTCCTCACCCAACGCGACATTGATCATATCGGCTGCTTCGACGAACTCCAGCACGCCATCCTTGGTACTAATACCCAATTTCCCGGCATCACCAGCCAATTCATTCAGGCGTGTACGTGCTGTACGGGTATCCATCCGTTTGAATTCCTCGTTAAGCTCTTCTACTTCCTGCTTAGCCATTCCAGTGTACTTGACGACTTGCGACTGAGCTTCTTCCATTTCAGCGTATTCATTCACACAGCTACGCATGGTGAGTGTAACGCCAGTCAGACCTGCAATCACGCTGGCAGCAATCGTTCCATATCGATTGAAACCATCAGCCAGCTTAGACAAGCTGAAGCGAGTTTCGTTAGCCGTACCTCTCAGCTCCTTGATCCGGTTATTTACCTCTTTCAACTGTTCGGAATATTGCCTGTACAAATCCGTATTCGGATTCAACTGGCGAAGTATCGCATTCAGATCCTTCTGCCTCTTGCCCAAATCTCGCAAAGAAAGATTTGTAAGCCCAATCTCTTCGTAAAGATTATCATATTCCTGCTGCAATTTTTTTAGCACTTCAGCCTGCTTCTTGTATTCCTCTGAATTTTCGCCAAACTGCTTTTTTACATTTTTCAGCTCGCGGTTCGCCGAGCGCATCTTATCCTCGAGCTCAATCATCTTCTGTCGTGCGGCGTCCTGCTGGATAACAATCTCCAGCTGCACCCTATCAATCTTCAGACTCATATTGTGTTTGTATAATTATAGTTAACAATCCAGCCATCGGCCATTATCCAACCAGACACCGCCATCCCTCCATTTGCCATCCGCCAGAATCCAGCGCTGTTCTACTTCGGTATCAGGAATAACAGCCGGATAAAAAACACCTGTCCAAGGGCCCGAACGTCCATCAGGGCCAATCGTATACTCAATTTCTTTTGCCAGAAAACGTTTATTAAAGATTTCGAAAACAGAATTAACGGGATATACATTTTCATCGTAACAAGTTATCTGAACCGGATTCTTACGGTCTATCTTATAGGCATCGTTAAAAAAATAACTCTCCATATCTGCCAGATTGAATGTAGAGCCACCCGTTGGAATGGAAATCGGCCAACTGGTAGTAGGTATTAACTTATCTGTGAAAGCCAGCGGATAAGAATCTGGTTCAAGATAGCCTATCTGTACAGGATTAAGGCCCTGGTAACATGCCAGACATATATCTGACTTGCTTTCTTCGACATCTGTCAGATTCGTGACCATCTGATGTATCGTATCAGCCTGAACTTCTTCTGCCGTGTCATTAGAAGACGATGCACAGGGAATGTAATATCCATCAAAGAAGAAGTCGTCCGGATCAATGTCCTTGACATAGAACTGCCGCTGAACCAGTTCAGCCGGGATAAGTTCAAGCTCCAATTCGGAAGTAGCATCATCACGAACCAGTGGGGCAAACTGATCGACAACTTCAAGATGTGACAATACACCTGAACCAGATATGTATATAATCTTTCGCCCCGCCTCCTTATAATCGAATATCGTATCTGCCTGCTGATTTTCTATTTTAGAAAAGAAAACAAACAAGTCTTCGTCTATCGTTTTTTGCTTTGCTGCCTCCTTAACTACATCAGGCAGACATCGCAACTTATAATAATCAGTTTCGGGCAACTTATACCGTATGGTAGAATTAACCGCATCCTCTTCTTCTTCATCTTCACTCTCAACGGTATAGCTGTCAACAACATTCTGAAGGTGTACATGCCGGACTTTAGTCAGATAAGATACATTCAGCAAGAACGATACCTTACGGGTTTTAAAGTCAATCAAGAAAGTACCATTGAACAATTTTTCGAAATTCTCGAGAAATTCTTTAGCCGTCCACCCCGGTAACATCTCGCACCAATTGTACGTCTGGCATGCATGCACAATATACACGCACTTCCAGGGCGTATCTTCGATTGCATTATATTCAAGTTCATAGCCAAGGGCCTTGAGCAATTCGCGAACAAAAGCGCACAAGTACGGTTGCGGGATATAGTCATAAGGCTGGATATCCTCTTTCGGGGTTATGTGCCCCGCATAAGGATGTCCTTCCTGAGGTTCCACATTAAAAAGCCAAACATTTTTATCGATATCATGCAAGCGGTCATAGGTCATCATCAGATTATAATCAACGTCAGGAAAGGTCTTGTTGACATAATCTGTAGAAACTGAGCCATTCACAACCGGATCAGTCACGGGCATATTCAAGGCAGATATTAATTCATCAGATCCAACGAAGTAATTCAACTCGGAATTACCGGAAACCAACTGAATGCTGACCGTAGTGTCAGTCCAGCCAGTAATAATTTCGGTACCATTGAGATATACCCGGTTATCAGCAACCAACACGGCCCTACGATTAGCTGCAGGCCGTTCGGTCGTATTCAGCCTATTCAGGAATCCATACAACCGGGCATTGACTGGAGCCAGCAATGACAACTCAATATCATAAGTATACTCACCATTTTTGGTAAAAAAAGCATTTTCCTGTTTAACGGATATAGAGAATCCGGAAGGCAGAGCAACCGCTACACCCTCAATGTACAAATTAGTCATAATTTTTAAATTTAAGGCCCATTGACAACCCGTTCATACCGCCGAATATCTGATATTCCCATTCAATCTTATAAGATTCATCAGGAAGAATATCAACACAAGCGTCATTATACAGTCGTATATATACGCGTAATGTCAGCATGATATGTTGAAGAATACTATACAACAAAAGCTCTTCTTCCTCATTTAGCTGGCCAGGAGCAACGCGCTGGCAGACAAACAGAAAAACCTGCTGTGAGTCATTCGTATTATCATCCTGACCTATCGCCTGAGCATCAGGAAAACTCACGCATAGGCAAACGCCAGACTTACCCTGTAATTTTTTTGTCATATGCGATTCATTCACAGCGAGAACTACATTGTCAATCTTATTATCCAGTTCCTGATTTGCATTGTAGACCAATTCACTGATATACTCTCTAAAATTCTTAATATCTATCATAATATTCTGTTATTATCAGGATCGGCAAAACGGAAAGTGAACTCAACGGCCTTGAGTACATTCTTGTGGAAATCACGTTCATAATTCTGGTTTGTTATTATAATATCATACCAGAAACCATCTATTGATATCTGTACCTGCTGAGCACCCAAGAAATCATGCCACAACCTGTAATCGGACTGTCGGAATATCACTCCGGAATTAACTGTATATTCATCAGACGGATTAACGACAAACTTACGTTCTACACCCCACATAAAACCAGTTTCGCTGTCATCAGTACCCTTCAGAATCATCGATCCGACTGCACATACAGTTTCCGGCACATCAAACATGTTCAGGAACCTGAAGATGAAACGTTCTGCATATGCTGTACGGTCGATATGGAACATCAAGTCTTCGACCGTATAATGATAAAAATCCATATCAGGGAACAGATCTTTGATACGGTAGTAAGATACATCAAGAGAGCACACCATCTCTTCTCCCACATGCGTATACAAGGATTTGACACTAACCCGACCAGACAAATCCGTAGCCGTTACATTAACAGCCTGCCCTGAAGAGAGGCAGAAACTGGCATATTCAGGAACACCCGGGCGAGTTACCTTCTCGCCGATGGATGAGAGCACGCCAGGAGATTCTGGCTTTTTTTTCGTTGTAAAGCGAGAAAACAACACATAGGTATCGGTGTCTTTCTGCCCGTTAATCAAAAAACTAAATGTACCTGAAAGGTGCTGCTGGTAGGTGGTATTACCTTCGGGCCATATACCCCACAAAGCTTTAGCACAGAAACGGCCCAACTTACGCACCCGAACCTGATAAGCTGCATCCGGAACATATTCTTCAGTCAGAATTGTCTGACCGGCCAACTGAACAGCAAAAGTAATGGTGGAGTCCGTATCAATAATATAATCGGGCATGTCGGCAGCCAGCTCGACAGTTCCCGGTCTCTGTAATACATTCATGTGCGAAAGAATTTATTTGTTTTTGAATTAGACGGCAACAACTGAATATCATCACCAGCCGATCCGTCATGTAACTGTTTCATGCGTTCGAGCCATTCAGCGGCATCCGCCTCGAGAATAGCAGACATTCGTTGTGCATCCTCTAATGATGCCGGTTGTGAGTCCGCCATACCATTTGCCGCATTAAATCCCCTTATAACGGCATAGGGAATAAGCTGAAGCGGCAAACGTCGTAACGTAACCGACATGGTCAACAGAGCCAATGCCTTGCAAGCAGCATAACGAACGTCGGAGGTTTCAGAAGAAAGTAACTCCGGAAACCCATTGCCATATGCAGGAGCTACTGTAGCAATCTGAATTTCTCTTAAAAATGGAAGTAACAGGATATACATCCGCTCAGACTGTGCAATCGGGAAGTATGAATCGAAGTCACGACCTGACCGGATCAACAAGCCTGCTGCACTGCGACAAGCATCCGTATTCTGCCAATCACTATCCGTAGACTCGTTAAGCCAGCGTATCAATCTCTCAACAGCACTATAATACGCCTGTAAGTGCACAGCATCATCACGATCAAGCTGCCATTCCCAAGGTATTTTGTCGGTTCCGTCCGAAGCTACCTTAACCTTTCGGCCGCTATCCTCGTGGCTGACATCGTTACGCTGGAAAAAATGAAGAGCAGCCAACAGCGCAATAGGGCGCTGTACCAACTGGACAAGACGGTCATCATTTTTCCCTTCCTTATATTTTTTTTCAGCCTTGTCGTAAACGGCACGGCCAATCACCTGAATCAGTTCATCGGTAGCATCGAGAATATCCATTTCGATGACCGAAAAATCATTTCCGGCATAATAGTTACCGGTCATGTGGCGCAATTCATCTGCGCCCTGGTTGTTAAGATTGAATATCATGTTTTTTTGCAGCTTGAATAAGGCTATCCGCCTTCTGTTTATCATCCAATAATTTCAATAATACCCGTAAGAGCTGGGTATTATCTACTTCTTCAATACTTCCGAATACGCCTGATTCGGCCATTGAGAATAAAATAGAGTTCATGCCAAGCGACTGTTCCGGAGCATGATCCTTGCCAGCAGAAGCAAAAACAGGTTCAAAACACACATCACATCCATCGAGCACAAAAGTACCATGGAACAAGAACGAACAAAAAGAGGCGAACCAACAATATATACCCCACTTGAGGTAATCAGGCATGCCTGCAATGTCTTTCACGCCCCGGCTGATATCCGAAGATACAAATGGAATGCGACGGCCATTTTTTTTAGGCCGGTATAATATTGCACACAGGGAGTTAAGATAAGCCATATCCTGCGTGCGTGTGTATTCATTATGCATAATAACAGCGAAACGAAACTCACCGAAAGTCAAGTCCGCCCCATGCGAGGCCGGTCCCCAGAAACCTGACCATGAAGGTATAAGATTGACGGTAGAGTCGAATGTCAAGGCAATAGAGTTATTATCCTCGTCGACTCGCCATTGCCAGTCAAGGGTTTTAGCAAGCCGGTTCACCAGCAGATAATAATCCTTGCGTTTTGATTTAAGCCCACGATGCCGAAGTACATAACTGCACCATAACCGCTTGACATCCGTCAGAGAAACAGCTCTTGGAGTGAGTATCAGCAGCATGCGTAGTTTTAACAAATAAGCAAATTCAGCCGGCTGAACTTCCTCCCAACATTCTGGAAATTCTATATTTTTTATCATATCAAACCTGATTTGTAGCCCTTTCAGAGGCTGTTACGTTATCTTCCTTATTGATTACCTTGCGATAGATGCCCAGAAATAAATCTTTTTTCTCCGGGAAATTGATGTGAATCGCATCGTTGATAGCCTCGAGGCAGACATCTTCAGGAATCTGCGTATCGGCTCCGTAAAAGAGTTTCAGCGCATACAACATCTGAGAACCTGAATCCCCCTTTCCGTCGATGATGATGTTAGCCAGTGAAGGGTTCAGACCTAATCCACTGGTTGTACTCGAGTCGGCTATACGCGATATCTTGGTAAGTGCATCGATGTACTTATCAATATTCATCTCAATAGGTTCAATCGTGAACTGGTGTGTCTTGCCATCTGAAGGATCAACATAATCTGTCGTCATAAAGAACTTACCGACATTGTTCTTGCCAGCCATAACATCAGCCAATTCACGTGCCAACTGATCCTTCAGTACCTCCATGTACTGATATACCTGATTATCTGTCGCGTCCATATGCATAGCCTTGTACTTTTCGGCTTTTTGACTCCAATACTCTTCGGGGACATGTACCACATAGGCAGCCGCAATCATATTCCTATTCAGATATTCGATAATCTCCGGCAACGAGTTAGCATCATGCATCCACGGCATTGAGCCAAAGAATGAGGATATTGCATACATATTGCGCCCAAATGAGCGTAAGCAATGATATTTAACGGCTATCTCGTGTTTCGCCGGATAATGGCGATCAAACACCGGATATCTAATATACTTCTGGCTCCCCAAAAAATCAAAATCGCCATTCAGGATATGTGTAACAGAACTGAGATAACGCTCATCGTTATCCGGCCAGCACAATCGGCAATCCTTAGAAGGCAAACATTCGAGGCTGTGAATCCATGGACGCCCAACCCTGACAGACCGTGCAGAAACATACTTAACAAAAACCCCGTTCAGGTGATTGTATTCGGTAAACGACTCACGTATAAACCGGCGGTAATCCCAGCTATCAAGCCATGCCAGTACTTCCGGATCTGTTGTCCATTCCTGTACACGTTCGTTGTTATTGATGCCCACCTGATAAAGCATCGGCCCCTGCCCGTAGAGCAAACCCGTTTTACGGGCAAGAATACCCGGTGCAAGATTATTTTTCTCGAGCAGGTTACGAACAGAAGAAGGAAGATTATTATCTGCCCCCCAAGGCACTATGCGCACTCCAGCAACAGTTGTCGGGCTGCAATCCCAGTCAGCTACTGCTGATCCAAACAGATGTGTCAGGGAGTCACGAAAAGAGTCCATACGGATTGCATACGTACCTACCGCTGTTTCGATGAAATTAATATCACCAATTTTCTTATTCATTTTTTATTCGATTTTCTAAAATTCCCTTTAAACGTTCAATCTCATAGTCAGACAAACCATACATGACGCGACTTATCAGTCTATTCAGTCCACCATACATATTGCGGGCATACCATCGATTTTTTTTATTCGTATTCGAGCGTATTCCCCAGACCTCACGATTAGTGTCAACCTGTATCTTGTTTTTTTTATAACCGGACATATCCACACAACGACCATACGAAAAAAACGACACACGCTGTCCCGGGTTATTCCCTTCCATGAATGACGAATAATTCAACGAATCAAGAAGAGAACCGGAGTCAATCAATTTCTGTTTTGTAATGGCATCGGACAACGCATCACACAATTCCTCACCGAATTGTGACAATTCCTCCTGAATAAAAAGAAGTTTAATATCATCTGAAGCCTGACTATTCATAACTATTTTTTGTTTTGTGCAAAAATAGCTTCAGAAAGTACCAGAGAAAAGGACATAAAAAAAGCCCCGCCGAAGCGAGGCCCCAAAAAAATCCTTGCAAAATATCGAACTCTAAGCCAATACAAAGATACAACAATTTATTGAGATACAAGGTGTCTTGTAATGTATTCCTCTTCAGAGATATCGCCATTGTTAAGCCTTTTCCAATCCGACAGATCAAAGGTTATCGACCTGCCGTCAGTGATAGTTATTGATTCTGGTGAGATACCCATTTCAGCTCGTATTTCATAAACCAAAGCGAGCACATAATTAAGGCTTCCATCCGTGTCAATCTGGTAAACAAGTTTCATTGTTCGCCTCCTTTCTCCGGAATAAATTTGGTAAGCTCACCTTTAAGGAAATAAATTGTACGTAAGTGTGCCAGCACTTCGTCTGCATCTTCATCATGCAGTTTCATCAGGAAAGCAATCACTTTATCAAGCTCTCTGACTGCACAAGCTGCCGCATCCTGTTCTATCCAGTTCTGCAACACATCGACAGCCTGATCCGGGACGATACAAGGTTTCATCGCTGGCCTCCTTTCTCTTCAGGAAGCAAAGCATTTCCATTTTCTCTGAAACGATATTCTTGCAAAACCTTAACTATATCCATATACGCAATAGTCTTTGTGTCTTTTGCAAGATCAAACGACAATCGGAAACATCCACCTCTATCGATATCAGCACAATTAAGGAAAATCGGTTTCGTTTTAGGATATTTTTTATTCAAAAAGACCAGAACCATCCGGGCTTCCTCGATAAAAGCATCCTTCGACAGATCATCAGTCAGCAATGTGTGTTTAAAAGAGTCTACCCATACGCCCAGTTCTTTTGCTTTTTCATTAACAGGGCTATAGGAAAAGGCATAATTCACGAACCATTTCATCTCAAACCTCCTTTCTTGCAAAGCAAAAGTGAACAGATAAACCAGCACAAGCAGGCAACGGCAGCCAGCCAATGGATGAAAAAAGAAAAGCTAAGAATACAGAAGGAAACTTGTGCTTGGAAAATAAACACAGCCTGACGGTTAGAAACTCTCTCTTCCATGATAGAAGAGAACAATACATTTTTACGATTCAGCCATAACGAGATACGGCTTTCTGTTGCCTGGCTAACAGGCAATGCAATTAGATTTTTCATTTTTGGTAAGCATTAAAATGAAACAATAAATAATTAAATTACGGAGAGGAAACAAGAAAAGTTCCGCTCCCCGTTGCTTACCACCTGAAACAGGCTGTGGGTCCATTAAGACACCACACGGGACGGAACTTATACGATATAGTAAACCACAAGGCATAAAAAATGCCCGCAGCATAAAATGGCGAGCCATCTCGCCTGTTTCAAATGGTAAGCAGTGCAAATATGAGGATTTATTTTGGAACTGCAAAAGAAAAAGCGGAAACTTTTTGAGTTTCCGCTAGTAAATTACCAATCATCTCCTGAATCAAGAATAGCATTATTTTCAGAAGTAGCCATAGACAAAGATTTTACAATCTCATTAAAGTGAGCAACACACTTCTGCTGTAAATCCGGCCATGTTTTCAGCCATCTTTTATCCTGCATACCAGACGGCTTGAATTTTTCCCGGTCAGTAATCAAACCGAAACTCCAAGTCGACTTCCAGGAAAGATCAAACGATTCATGTGTGAATCCGGACATGGTTACTTTATACCGTCCGTCCCTTACTTGAATCTTCAAAGAATAATTGACAGCACCGTCTATACAACGATACGTCATGCCACCTGGAGCACGATAACTGAAAGCTCCCTTGCAAATCAAAATACCGTTATTAGCATCATCCATCTGTATCACATCCTGAGCAGAATTGAATGTCATCGCTGCCCATGCTCTAATCTGAGGATATAATACTGATACATTTTTGCCTTCAGCCTGAATCACACTGTCGCATTGAATCGGCTTTTCCTGTGCCATCAAGTTCAGGCCAACCAATGCCAGAAGTAAAAATAAAACTCTTTTCATCATATAAAACTCATTATTCTTCATCTTGTAAGGCGTTTGCATCAGCTGGGTGTACTGCATCATCCTGCTCTGGTTCATTCTGTGCAGTGCCATTCTGAACAAGACCATTAGTCAGCAAATCAATCTCCTTATCAAAGAGCTTAAAAATTCTCTTGGTTATCATCAGCAAATTCAACATGATATGCAAAATACCACCAAAAAAGAACGTTCCTATTATCGTATAGAATAATCTATGATAAGTAATTGAAAAATGAATCATCTTCCAATCAACCGTCAAATGCGTACTTTTGCCTAACGTCAGATTCATAAACAACGATAACATCAACAATGATATCGGAATCAAATAGCAGATGTTATAAAAAGTCTCCTTAATCAATGGCACTCTCTCCCTGTTATGCCGGGTCACAATCTTATTCATGACAAAGGAGATAAGCGTAGCCAACAGATTTATAAATATCGGAATAAAGATAGACAAGAACAATGTCAGCACATTTAACACCTTGTCATTGTCTTTGTAAAACAAAAAGCTCGCACCAAATCCTAACAGCAATGGAAATACAATAAAAATATACACATTGCTTTTGTCTATTTTCAAAATGCTATAATAGCTACTTAAAATATTTGATATATTTATAAATTTCAGATTCATTTAACTGAAAATATTAAGTTCTTCATGCTCTTGAATAAAATCACGAACCACTTCTTTAATAGAGCGATAAGAGGAAAAGTTATTTTCATTAGCGTCTACTTCTATTTCATAGTAAGGTCTAACTATATTTTCCTGCCCTCCACCTAAATATAAAGTCCTGGTTTTCGCATTCCTTCCTGTACCAATCGTAGAAACTACTTTTTTAGCACCTTCACCAAAGATATCATTTAAATCCGGAATTTCAAAAAGAGGATTGTTAGAATTTATCAAATTACGTATTGTATTTTCTTTATTTACACCTAATCTGTTTTTAAATTTAATGGTGAGTTCCATCGTATAATCTGAATTGTCCAAACCATCCATATAACCATCTGTTCTGTCAGAATGTTCATAGTTGGCAGTCAAAGTCATGGATTTATACCGACCATTACGCAATTCATTCATGTATGTATTCAACACAACATTCTTTCTCTCGACCATATATCCTTGTTCAACACCATAATGGTCATTCAAATAAGACTTCAACAAAAGATGCATCAATGGATATATACCTTCATTATCCGTTCTTTCCAAAATCAGCAATGCCTTATTTCCACGCCGAGGAATCTTCAAAAAGTAAAAATACGGCTTAATAACCGCTTGATTACGTGTAACACGATATGCCGGATTCAATGGGTCATCTTTATCTGCAATATCAAACTCTTTACCATAGAGTCCGGTCTCAATAATACCACAGATATATCTTTCTCGAGAATTTTTATGATGAAATTTTATCGTATCACCATCATCTGTAACATATTCCTGTGGAATACGAACTGTCCTACTCAGTGACTCTACATCCCCTGTACTATGACTATCTATAAAGTGAACAAACCCAGTATGATTATCAGAAATCACATTAAAAAAATCCGGGTCACTACCGAAATCAATATAGTCATGCCCTTTTCGCATCTGAATAGTATAAACTTCAATCGTTGTTTTCATAATAAGTTTTTAACAATACGTCCCAAAGATACGTAAACTTTCGTAACGAAAATGATTATTGGTAAACAAACCTTTAATCTACCTCACTTTGAGATTGCAAATGAAAAACCTATCTTTGTGAAAACCAATACAACCACAAAATGGATAAATTTACATTAGAGAAAGAGACTGTTAATATATTATCTTTGGACATTCTTAAATTTTATCATGAATCAGCCCAAAAAAGATTAAGCGACCACCGAGATCAAGAAAAAAATACGACAGAAAGAGGATACAAGTTACTATCTCTCTACTTAGGAATAGTGACAGCTTTAATCAGTTACATATATATCCACTGGAATATAGAAAATCCTATAATACAATCTTTACTTGCGATTACTATTGTAACCTTTTTAGCTGCCATCTGCATGATGATAGTAGTATACCCTCGCTTATACATACCTTTAGGCAGAAAGCCAAGTGAATTTACCCCCAATCAAATGGCTTCCAAGTTAAAAGGAGTTAAAGATGATATTCAATATAAAGCCATTTTAGCTGGAGAATTATCTGTATTAGAAGATGCTATTAATAATCAAGCAAAATATAACAGAAGAAGAACTATATTATTTTCTTTTTCCTTTGCTTTAATTATAGCAGGTATTATTGCTTCCTCTGTTATATTTCTGACTTCAACTATTCGCTGAAACCATCATGACCTGTCGAAGTCGTACCTGTTTCCGGATGAATAGGTTCCGGATTCGGCAAGTCAGGGATACCATCACAATCTGGATTCATAGTAACAAATGGCGAACTCCCCACCAAGATAGCCCAAAGGTGTAACCTGCACCTTAATCCGGTTGACTACGGATTTATCTTGATAAGGAGTTCATATTTTATGGTTACAACAACCATATTGGGTTAAATGTTCGGGCATTACAAAGATAATAACTTTTGAATAAAAAAAGCGGAACTTGTTAAAAAGTTCCGCCCATTAGTCAAGATATTTCGGTAAGTGTTAATCAAGCGAAATGTACTTGACTTAATTCATTTGCAAACTCATGTACAGATTTTTGTATTTTATTTATAGTAGTGCGCGACGGCTTACGATGTCCTGTCGCATAATGGCTTAACTGACTCTTATTAATTCCTGTGATTCGTGATAATCCGGCAAGAGAAAAAGCCTGTGTATAATAAGAGAGGAAAGAAGCCATATCATATTTAAACTCGAATTCGACTTCTTCAAAATGCTTTCCATCACGTTCGTATGATGATTTAATATCCTCATACGCTTTTTTGAAATCTTCAATAGCTTCTTTAGACGTTGCGCCTGTAGCAGTAACCAAATAGTCCATATCATCTGCATCCATATAAATACTATAGTTACCGTCAGAAGCCATTTCAATAATAGCAAACACCTTTTTCATAATCTATTGTCTTTAATGGCAGGACTTATTTCAGTCCTGCCGCTTTCTTAATTGCGTTTAATGTTCCGGTTGCGACTTCCTGTTTTCCATGATTACTCATACAAAATCGTTTTCCGGTTTTCGGACTTTCCCAGACCGGGTGTCCGTTCTGTTGTTCTCCTGTGTCAAAGCACCCGGCTTTTTTAATCAGCCGTTCCAATTCGTTGTACTTCATTTCAATGTTCGCTTGATTAACATTACAAAGATACTCATTTGAATATCATCCACAAAGGAAATAGTCACAAATGACACTCAAATTAATATCATTTAACAAGAAAAGCAAAGACAAGAGCTTCGCATATTGCGTATAACAATCGCCGATTTCAGGCGTATAAAACGAAATACCTTATTCCCCGCCGCCCGATTTTGCCGCCAACGAAGTGACAAAGCGGTAAAATCGGGCGGCGGGCGGCTGTTACGCTACCCACCTCCCTAAAACGCTGCTACAGCCTATTACAGCCCCTACAAGCGTCCCTCATCCTCATAACTAAAGTATTCCTTATCACCATAAACGATATGGTCTAAGAGTTTTATATTCATAGTATTGCCTGCATTCTTCAAACATTCAGTCAGACGGTTATCGTCATTACTGGGTCGGCTGTTTCCTGACGGGTGATTGTGGCAAAGTATCAGTGACGTGGCGTTACATTTCAGAGCTTCACGCAAAATCACTCTTACATCCACCTGCGTACTGGTTATACCTCCTACAGAGATACGTTGTTTTCTGACAACACGGTTAGACTGGTTTAAGTAAATAGCCCAACATTCCTCTACTTCCAAATCTTCCATATAAGGTTTCATCAGGTTATAAATGTCCTCACTATGCCGGATTATTACCCTGCTGCTCCTGCGGTCTATGATACGTTTGTAAAGTTCAATCACGGCGAGAGCCATGTCCCTGCGTGCCGGCGTCAAAAGCTGGCAAACATCTTCTATTGAAACATTATCGCCACGCAATAACATCTCATTAACTCTTTTACTGGTTTCTCTGCTGTTAGTCAATTGATAAACTACTTCACTGTCTGACAAATGTCTGCACTCTCCACAAAGTTCGAATAAATCTTTCATAATTATTGATTATTAAATTGTTATACGAATAAAGTTCTTGCTAAAAACATACCTCCCAAAACCGAAGCTCCCAGCGTTTCAAGATGACAAGCAAAACGGGCGTAGGAATAACCTCGAGTAATTACATCGTCAAAAACGAGTACTTTCTTTCCCTTGAAAAACTCCTTATCGAAATTGACTACCTGCACATTATTGACGTGCTTTCCTGACTTGCTCTCATGGATTGCCAGCCGTTCACCTTCTACCGTGATATGGTCGTATGCACTGACTGCACCCGACAACCGTGCAACTTCCTCTGAGAACTGCTTATATCGGATTTCATTTTTCCGCTGGCTACTGGCAGGAATGCAAGCAAACACGATGTCACTCGCTTCGTTACCGTACTGCTCACGAATTTTCTTGGCGACAAGCTGGGCGGCAGAAATAGCACATTTCCCATCCTTAAAAGCCCATACAAAGTTTCTCACCTGCCAATCTCTTGAACTGGCCTTATATTTTGTCGGCAGGTAGTCAAAGAAGTTGAACATGTACTTTCTGCACTGGTTTAGCATGGATTCTGTAAAGGTTTTCATGGTCTTAAAATTTATTCTGGTGCCGAGCTCGGGAGTTGAGCCTTTTTTTTCTGCTCTTCCTGCTCTGAGCTTTTTTTTTATTCCGTTCGCTGTCGCTACGGTTTGTTTTCGCCTTTTACACCTGCCAGCAAAGGTGTTCCGAAGCGTATAAAGACAAGTTTTCACGAAAAGCAGAGCCTTGAATACTACCTGAGTCCTGTGAGGGTGGAGATTTTTTCGGGAACAGCGCCTGAACTTGGCATACGAAGCGGAACATTTACCTTTGCAGGTCAAAAGGCATAAACCGCGGCGCCAGTGATACCGAATTATTGGCGAAGAGCAGACAAAGAAGAGCAGTCAAACAACGTCATAGCCCTCTGGCTATACCTCAATAAAGGGAGTGTAACGGGGTGGGTGGGCCGCCCTGCAATAAGAATCGGGACGATATTGCAGGACTTCGGGTTGAGTTTTTCAACGAAAATTCAGCCCAGCAAAACAAAAGGCTTGAAAATGAAGTGTCAAACCGTATAGGAATGAAAAAACCTTGGTTTTTTGTCATACAGATGCCCGACGCGCGCCGCCCAGCGGTTGCGATTGCAACTAATTTTCGAATCGGGAAATGTGACGCAGACAGAATCCACCCCAACAAGACGGCAAAAAAAAATGCACCACCGTAGTACGGCAGTGCATCCAACCATTCCAAACGTATGCGTTAAGGGGCATACGATGCCACCTTAGATTGCCATATACGCAGGAACTCCTTACGCATAAGCAGGTACTTGAGCGCATCGGTCAGGTTAGTAGACTCTTTGGGCAAACGCTCACGAGGCAACTTATCACCAGTCTTTAACTTAACCACCATCTGGCTACCACCATCATCAACGAGTTTGGTCTTGCAGACTTCCATCTCAGATTTCAAGTTAGGACAATTATACTGGTCTATCAGTAGAGAGAAGAGCTTCCCTGTCAGATTACCAGACAACAAGTCTGACATAAAGCGATACTCCAAATTAGAACCGATATTACCCTGTCCTATAGACATTAACTGCACTCTCCAACCAGTACTCTTGCCTTCAGCATCATGTTCTATAGAATTTTTTATCTGAGTAGCCATATCAGCCTTAACACCTTTGTAGTTATTCATTGCACGGTCGTAGTACAACTTTAACACCTTGGTACGCCGGCACGCAAAAAAGCGAACAAACTGCCTCCCCAACTCACGAACAGTATCAGGAGGCAACGTATAGAACTCTTTCAGTACGCGGTACTCACGGCCCTGCTGCTGACCTACTACAAGCGAAAGCATATTACCAGCATCCATACCAGCCTCGAGGGGCAAGTTATGGTTGTGGTAGCGAAGAGCTGAACAGTCTTCCATCCAGCCCAGCGGTTTTTGCTCGATAATCTTATTCAAAAACCCGTCAGCATAGAAATGACGGATAGAAAGATTCGGGTAAAATAACAGATTCGCCTCTATCTTAGGAATTATAGAAAGAATATTACAACTTAAACCTTCCAATCCTTCAGCCAATTCATCAGAAAACCAGTCAAGTCCGAGGATATCGGCATTGACATAGCTGGAAGATATGAAGAAAAAAGACACACGGCGACGAGTCTTGATCCATCGTTCCTCCCACCTCTTCATATTCCGCTTAGCCAATTCAACATCCCGAGCCGCCCTGTCGACTTTAGCCTGAACAGTCCGATCATTTCTTTGCCGTTCGACCAGTTCCCGGTACTCCTGCAGGTGCGATACATAAGTTTTCTTACATTCATTATAGACAAGTCCGGCACGCAACATGAGCATGATCTGTTGTTTGTTATTCTGAGCCGACAGCTTCAGAATCCAATCATATTCCCCAAGATGGTTCGGGTTCGGCATATCGGTTGTCAATGTCCTGGAACGATACCACACTGATTGCCCATACTTAACATAGAAGCCACGCACAGCTTTCAGCAGGTTAGTGAATTTCTCCTCCGGAAAGTACTTCACCTCGTCGCCAAACACACCCACGTAGGAACGTCCGGCACCAATGGCCAGACGATCCAAAGAAATGAAGGTAAAATTAAACCCCGTGTAGAATACCATGGTATTACGCCAGTCGGTACAGACATTATACATACGCAGCCTCCATTCTTCAGGAGGAGCTTCATTTATCACATAGTGAGTGCCCAGTTCCCACCCCAGCAACTGTAGTCCGTCAATCAGAGACGGAATTACGTTCTTGTGCAGGTCGGAGTAGGTATCAGCCACCCATGCGAAGGGAGCGCCCGGGCAGTCCTGGGCAGCTTCCTGTACCCGTTCGGACAGAACCTGTACAGTCTTAGCAGAAGCACGCCCAGCCACCCAATATAGCGACCATGGCATCATGACTGCCAGCAGCTGTGCCGTCCAGTTGGCAAAGCGTGTTTCCACGCTATCCTCGGTAATTTTGAGTTTTTTCTTGCGTGTCATCGACGATTTCTTCAAAGTTAATATCTACAGCCATTGCATCACGTTTCAGGCGTGTACGGTCTTTTTCCGTAAGGTCAGGAATCGAATCAATCTGGGCAGCCAGTTCCTTACGATCGATGGAAGGAACACCAATCAGATTTGAATCAAGTGTATACACCTTGATATCTTTCTCCTTGATTTCCTGACGTTTTACCTTATCCGGTTTATCCAGTTGTTTAACCTTCCAAGCCTGAGTCAGCAAGTTGCCGTATATCTCCATATCCTTCGCCCCTGAAGAGGAAAGAAGTACAGCCTGGGCAGCTTTCATCAGGTTGTCGTAAATCATATTACGATGTGCGGCAGGCTCAATGGTATCATCCAGGTAAAACAGATTCACGGCCTCGTAGTACATTTCCCGGGCACGAAAACGGGAACAGTTGAAAGGTTCGTGCATGAGCATGGAGATAGCACGATCCTTTCCGTATTTGCGTGTAATGCCAACCACGGCAAAAAGCGCATTATAGTAGTCCTGTTCTTCTTCGGACAACTGATATTTGCAACCGGACTCAATGTAGTCCTGCAGCTGCTCGTAATAAGATTTATCAAACATCTAAATCATCAAAAAAAACTTTTGAAACATTGTTTTTGAACTCGACTGCGCGGCGCATCTTATCCAACCGCTGGGCCTGCGTCACATTCTCACCCGTGGCTGCCGCATCCGCCATGGAGATACCTTCTTTTGCCGTCTGAAGGAGCTGTCCACGATCATAATGATACTTCAGGGGTGACATAAGAAGGCTATAATAGAACATAAATTCGTTAACCTCTATGTTGTAGTACATGGCAATCTGCTGGGGCGTGTAACCTATCCCTGCCAGTTTCTCGTATTCTTCTATGGGGATACGGGAAAACCATTCCGGACGATTCTTATCTGTCCATTTTATTACCGATTCTGAATTCATATACTTTCTTCGATTTTAAAAATACATACTGTTCCTCGAGGGCATTTTCACCGTAGTTTCCGGAACCTTCCACCACATAGCAGCCGGTATCCGTGTCCAGGCATGTAACCTTCTTGTGTGTCCAGCCATAGGTTAACGTAATGATACCCTCGTTATGCAGTTGCTTGAGTCGTGCAAAAATCAGCGGCATACGGAACTTGAGCGTTTCGGAAACATGAAGATGTACGGTACCAATCAAGCCTTTATCCTTATATCTTAACAAGGCATTGATTATTCGTTCATTGGTGGAATAAGTGGCTACATAGATGTGTCGAACATATCCTGCATGGCGAATCAAGTAAACGATAAAAGTGAAGGCGGTAAAACTTTTCCGGGTTTCAATGAAAAAGGCTTCATTATTATCCGGAAGGCGGCCGCACAATTCCCGAAGGTTATTGAGTTTGAAGCAAAGAATGTTTTCAAACCTCTGAGAGTACAGTCGTGACTGCCTGACCTCTGCAAACAATTCGTCCAAATTGAAATACTTATTCATCACCTAGTAACCGATTTATTTCAGCCAGTTCTGACTGGTAGGCTTGTAATCGTGCTAACCGCTCCAGCTCGAGGTGTGGTTTATCACGTTTAGCAAGCTCATCCTGTACGCGCCATATATTGTTTTTCAACCTCTTCTGGCGGATCATCAGCTGCTTGACATTCAAGGTCAACAGTTCCTTACGACGGTGGAATGCTGCGAAAATCGGATGCTTTCCAAGGATAGAACCATGCTGCTGGTAGTAATTCAGTTCCTCCCATATCATCCGGTTCTCGAGATATGAGTTAATCAGTTCACGAGATACTTTAGCACACTGTTCGGTAGAGGTACAATCACGTAATTTTTTATGCAAGTTTACATAATTGTGATATCTGGCAAATTTACGTGACGCCAGTGCCTCGAGTTCAGGCGGGCATTTCGGATCATTCAGGAAGGGGAATTCATCGCGGAAAGAAAGCGGTTTCCGTTCGGAAAACAGTACAACCTGAGCGGAAGCCACATAGGTATAATCTTCATCAATGCCATATTTTTTGCATAACCAGTCAATCATCAGACGGCGATTTGCCACCGGATTGGACTTGATCAGGCGTAAAGTTAAAGAGGGTGCGCCCGCCTCAGTAAGAAGCTGCACACCCTCTTCGGCGTTCGCACCTGCACGCAACCAGGTGAGAATTGTTTGTTTCATTACTTAGTTTCCAGGAATGGGTTCAAATACTTTACATTCTCCTGAAAATGTTTCAGGTAAAGGAAACATTTTCCTGCAATAAACCGAGCGACCGTATTAAAGTCCGCCTTTTGTGAAACAACCGGAAGAATCCATCCATCTGTCTGGTAGTCCAGACGAATGGGATGCACCGCATACGCACACCCATAAATGGTGAGTAAGTGATACTTACCAGAAAGGATATCCGGACATTTTTCAAACATCTCTGTCAACTTTTCCTTCTCCAGCAAAACGGGGCAATGCGTATTGTAATCATACGCTGCAAGCTGTAGTGTATCACGAAGCAAAGTAGCAGTATTTTTCATCATAACCGCTTCATCACCGGTGTAACGATTGGGATTGAGAATACCAAAATGTTTAAACAACCCGATATGACACAAATCAACATTATCTATCAGATATGTACCAGGTTCAATCAGGATGAATTTCTCTGAAACAGACTCAGAAACTACGGCCAGCTTCAATACTTCAAGAATATCCAACTGGCTACCTTTAGCATCTTTGTATTCAATATGCTCTATAGGCATATCCTTAGTATATTCTATCTGGTCACCAATAGTCACAAAGCGAATATTTTCAAGCAGGTATTGAGCACAAGAATCAATCACCTTCACAACCTCTTCTTCCCGGTGTGTCGCTTTGAAAAAGGGAATCACGACTGTATAAATTTTCTCATCCTGCGCATTCAAATCGTCTGTAGCACCTTCAGGTGAAGTTTCTACCGAGCCAGAATCAGATTGAACTTGGGATGTATCATCTGTACCTTCAGAATTATTGTCGGAAGCAGCATCCACTGTACCCAAATTTTCATCAGCAGGCTGCTCTAATTGAGCAACCTGTTCTTTTTTTATTGTTTTTTTTGTCATACACCTTCTTCTAATGATGCGGCAGCAGCCGCTGTTAAACCAAGATAACCATCTATATCGGTATCACCAGTCTGTGGAATAAGATTCAACGGAATACGTGAAATCGGAGCGGATGGTATTTCAGACGCAAGTTCTATAACATTCTTGCATGCCTCCTTGTCATCCTGCGTTTCGTCAGAACTGAAAATTAAGGGAGTACATGGAGTACCAGCTACCTTAGCATCTTCGGAGTCGCAATTAATTACGATAGAGCCAAGGTCTTCGTTAACCAGTTGATTACGGCACACAGCCATCTCCTTAGTATCACCCGGAGATTCCCACGCTGTATGATGCAGGTATCCCTTAGCGTCTGCGGAACCTGTCAAGGTGTCCCATGATTTAATGGTACTGGATGTACCATATACAGCAATCGGTTTTTTTCCTTCTGAAAATGCAAAAGCAGTCACCGTGATCCCGTCTGTATCCTTTTCAAACGTTTTCACATCTTCCCAGCGGAAAAGAATCACATAATGTTTTTTGCCCTTCGGCCGACCAGCCGAAGAACTACCCTTCTTAACAGAAACTAATGTATCAGGCATAATATAACCTCCTATAAATTAAACGCCCAGATCAGCCGGAGCAAGTTCTTCTACCAAATCAGTTGGAAGGTATGCGAATATAGCCTCCTTGATCCAGAATCCTGTACCTTCTCTCCATTCACCCAACACCTTAGCAACATAATCATCAGATGTCATACGCAGATTAACATTCTGAGGGTTACGCGACATCACGTGTTTGAAGTTTTCTTTCGGAGTAATAAAGAACGCCCCGGTACCACGCATACCTTCTATCGGTGCGAAGGTAAAACGAGAAAAATCAACCTTAACTTTTTCACCATCTTCATTTTTAGTGGTCGGGTACTTATCACGATACGCACGTCCATATTTTGTGATGAGATCCGGATCAGCGTGGATGAACATGGTTTTATTTTTATACAACGGACTTACATCATCAACTGCCTGATCAATCTGCTTCAGCAGTTCTTCACCTTCACCTAATGCAGCCGTGCCTTCCAGCAGCCAGGTAACGTCAGTATCTGAAGCTTTCTTCAAATCACACAACTGAGTAATGAATCCGTCACAGGTCTCTTCGGCTTTGTTAGGAGTGAATGTACTGTCAGATGCAGCCGGTTCTTTGTAACGCCCCTTACAAAGAGCCAGCTCACGGTCTTCATCCAATTTAGGCTTGATAAGCTGCTCAACAATATAACGCACAATCGGCATATCCTTAGGTTCCAGCGATTCATCATAGAGATAACCCAACACATCATTGATGATGTCTGAAGGATAAATTTCTACGTTAATCTTCATCGGGAATTGCTTGATTGTCATGGGAGTAAATTTTGATTTACCCTTGGGCGTGAATCGTGGTGTGAATGTCTGCAATACAGAATCGATAGCAGCCTGAGAAGCACGAACTTCGAACTTATCCGTGATGATAGTAGACATGTAACCAGTACAAGAGATAGGTCCGACAAGCTTCTGGAAAATAGATAATTTATCAGAAGATACGTACTTACCAAATTCCTGTTTCAGTTCTGTCGTATCGATTGTAGTGTCACCAGTCCACACATCTCCAGTAGCTGCTGCTACATAAGCCTTGTTATGAATCAGACTCATATCTGGCTTGAATTCTTTTTTCATCTTACCACCTGTTTGATCGATAACCGCTTCCCCTCCTTCACCAGGAAGTTTAGCCAACTTATCATTTTCAGCCTTCAATTGTTTAATCTCTTCACGTAGTTGGGTGATTGTAGCAGCATCCTTCTTCGCCTGAGCTTCGAATTCAGAAGCTACCCCCTTAACCGACTCCTCGGCAGATACCCCTTCTTTTTCGAGTTCTGCCAAATCTTTAACGAACGATTCAGTGAACTGTTGCCCCCATTTCTCTGTAAGTTTCTGCTGGTCACCTGCAGAAAGAACGGAGCGCCCATCAGCATCTTTCGCGAAGGCGGAGATACCCAAAAAAGACATGACGGCAGTAACCGTCAGCAATAAATTTCTGTTTCGCATTTTATTTTATGTTTTTTGTTTGTAAATAGGCTGAAACCGCATGATCTCTGCTAAGTTCACGAGCCCTGTTAATTGCATACTGTTTATCACCGATTGAATCAATCAGCCCATATCTTAACGCATCATCGGCGTAGAACATACGACCTGACAGAATACCTTCTACCGACTTATCCAGCTTATCACCACGCTGAGCAATGACTTCGTCTTGGAAGCGTTGTGCCAATGGATTCAGTTCTTCACGCTTAATCAAGTCATATTTACCCATTTTTGCAGCTTCAAGAGGTGCATTTTTATAATCCGACAAATCGGAATAGATTGTATGAACCTTAATGCCTTCCATCTCATAATACTTAGCATAATCGGGAAATGACATCATGACACCGATTGATCCGAATTCTGAAGAAATTCTGTTAGATGCTATAATCTCGTCACAAAATACAGCGACATAATAATTAGCAGATGCGCACAAGTCACAGTGTGATACTATAGATTTATTTAATTTACGCGCATATTCGATTGCAGAAGTCAATGGTGCAATGGCATCAACGCATCCACCCCCAGAGTCCATATCAAGTACAATAGCGGAGATATTAGGATTGGCAGCAGCCTCGTATATCATATCTGCAATTTCGGTAGTTCCATACGCACAATAAGTACCGTACTTCATCATAGTACCATGAACTGGGATAATCGCAACTGTATCAGACGGGAGGTCACCAGAGAATGAAGATGTCTTCTTCATGTTTTTATTAACGAGTTCCCCTTCGATTGGTTTCCGGTCTGCCAACGTTCCTTCAGACGATTTATCGAAGGAACCGGATATGATCTGCTCCAATATCTGGTGTGACGATTCCACATCACGCAGGTCAATCGCCCATTGCGCACGCATAATTGCTGAATATAGATGTGATAAGTGCATATAATTATTATATTTTTTTCGTTGTTACAAAATTACAGCACTCAAAGGCCAAGAAAAGGACTACAAGAACTTGCTCAATTCAGGTTGCTGACTCTTATAGGAGAAAATCAAAGAATGTGGTGAACCCTTCCCTGACAAGGATAATACAACCGGGAACTGATCCGTACCGACTACTCTGGATGTACCATCGGTATAATCTAATCGCACAAGAATGTATATTCCAAGCCATGCTATCAACTCTCTTAATTTTTCTGGCGACGAGTCAGAGAAGGAAATAGAAAGATTTACATCATAAAAATTACCATCTGAAGAATCTTCCTCGTCAAATTCAGCCGTAGAATAATCCAATTTAACCCAATCACCTACAACCTTAATCTGAGGCAGACCGGGTATGTTAGAAACAGTTGATTCAGCAAGTGCTATAAAATAGACTCGGCAGATGGACGCACGTTTACTTTCCTTTTTTTGCATAATTGCTTATATTTTTAAGGTTATTTGCAAGAGCTCCTACAAAATCAATTAAGAATTAATTCGTGAAATAATGTTAAGGGAAAAGGCTCAATTGAAGCTCCTTTGATATTTCGGCAGTAATTCGTCGACGATTACGATAATCATATTTTTTAACCGTATCATAATTAATAGCATTTTTTTTGATGTTATAGCTATGGAGAAAGGACTGTATAATCTTATCCTGACGATAGCCTTTAGAATAACCAACAAAAAAAAATTCCTTGATCCGAAGTCGGAATTCAGCTTCGATGAACAATCGTAACTGTTTCTGCTTCCATTCCGGGATATAGACAAAGTTTTCGCTGAAAATAGCATGATTCCATTCTTGTACCGGAAGGGTGATACGAAGCGGATTTTCCCCTACCTCCTGCTTTCGTGGTCTATCAGTAACAGTGATCATAGCCTGTATCATCCGACCTATATCATGTGTACCATCAGCCATAAGTTCCCCTGATTTACGATTCTGCCGAAGTTCGTGAAACAAAAAGTCCTGTAAATGTGGAGCTAAATCTATCGTAACGAATGGTCTTTCCATATAATGATGCTTTTTGCAAATATAGTGATAATGCGTTAATTATCTCGCATAATAATAAAGTAATAACACCCCCCTTTCATAAGAATAGATATAAAAATCGTGCTTGAGTACTTTTCTTAGACAAAAATCATCTATATAATTAATTATCAATACATTATAAGCGTACTATTTTCGTACAAAATACGTACAAAATTGAGTGCGCTGGTACTTTTGTGCGTTTTTCCGCAAAAAGTACAAAAAGTGCAGAATCGTGCAAAAACAGTGCGGATAGAACATTCTGAATTTCAATAAATTAAATGTATAAAAATTCATTTAGCACGATTGTACGATTATTTTTCTAAATATTTAAAGGGTAACTTTATAATCTTAAAAAAATAAAAAAAAGAATATTATTATATGCCACACATCGCTTTTCGCGCACAAATGCACTCCAAATCTTAATATGTCTAAAAAAGGGGTGAGAGGGGAAAAGACCGGACGAATAACAGAACAGGCGTACAGTGCACATTAAATACGTACTGTACGCCTGAAAAAATGCTTCGACTATGATCTTTGACAAATGCTTTGACTATGGCTTACAAAAGATTCTCAGGATAATAGATATCGCATAAGAACTCGAAATCACGTGGAACCTTACGAACGCCAACAATAACAGCGATGCCTCGTGCAGCCAGCTCATATAATCGTTGTGTTGTCGATAGACTATCCCGGAAATTAAAGTCATCTACCAGCACAAAATACGCCTCAGAAAGGTTTATATCGTATATTGAATGATGCATTATTTTCCTCGCATCACTTCGAATAGCCGCAAGTCTGCACCTAACGGCCAATTCACAGACCATACTCAACCGGATAGCATTATCCAAGCTGACACAGGCCATAATTTTATTGTTTTTCTTACTCATATAAACAGCTAATTATTTGCATATTAACTAAAAAAACCGTATCTTTACAATGTATTAAAATGGGGGCTTGTTACCTTCTTGAATAGAAGTGCTTATCAAGGTGATTAGGCTTAATAAACCCTGGTCTACGGTATATCTTACGATAATCATCAGAAAATTCAATACTGGATTTCGACTCGTCATCTTGCTGATGCAACAGAATGTACATGCACACGACTTTAATAAATACATCCAGACTATCAGGAACCACAACTTCACAAACATTAATAGTATCGCCTACAGCCAGGCCATCGAGCATGTTATACACCTCACTCTGGAAATGGACGAACTTATGCAGATCCTTACGATACTGGTCCAATTCAGAATCTGCATTAAGTCTATATCGAGATAAATCATTCAGCATACGTCTTTAATTAAAATGATAATCTGCTATCACTATTGTTAGCTGACTTCTGCTGGGCATAATCAGGCGAATTGTAGTAATCAGACGTACCAATAGTAAAGTATTCCACACCACCAGCTTTATCATCCAAGACAGGATTGCCAGAACGAGGATCAAACTTACACGGTTTACCAGTTACAGGATCAAGTTTTTGAGGGTTAAAAATGTAACCGCGGAACTGACAATACTTCAATAACCTCTTTTTAAACTCTGTCGGAGAATTGGCGAACTTACGCATATTCGGATCGTAATTACAATACTCATCATACAATGTCTTACGTACCAGCCGAGCGTTCATGTGTGATTCATCACTGAAATATTCATCTGCCCAGGAAATAAATACTTCAGTGATTTCCTGACGAAGCCGACGCTCAATTAAACGCTCCTGAGGAGCTTGTACAACTCCATATTGAAGGTATAACTGCACACAATTCGCAACGAGATTCCAACATAAGTTCCATTGTTCGAAGTCCCACTCCGTAAAGAAGTTACATCCAAAGTCGTCTATTGGCTTATGGGTGTCATTGTAAAAATCACTAAAGCCCAAAAGCCACTGACGGTCGGTAAATGAAGCTCCTTCACCGCGAATAGCATGATTTGTCGCAATATATATTTTAGGAGAAGTTTCATAAGGGAAAGTAATACGACGCCCACCTTTATAGTTCACCGTCCAGTCACCGGTCAGATTCGGGAATAACCGTTCAAAATTAAAATTCATCAATACGTCGTCGATAAACACTAATTTAGTGTTTTCAACGACATCATTCCAAACAAATTGATCTTCGAGCAAATCTTTTCGTTTACCATTTACATAAGCCGAAGGAAGTATATGCTTCATCAGAACTCCAATAAGAGATTTTCCGGAGCGTCCATTAGATTCTCCAACTTCAGATTGTTTGCCATCCATACCGATAACAGCACGGTTAACTGATACATCCTTATATTCCATTGCCATGTAGCCAATTGCACAAAGTTTAGCCAGTAAATGCTTTCGGTTCTCGAGTAACTCCTCCGGTTCAATTTCCACTTCTTTTTTACGCCACGTAAAGTTACTTGTGTTCATCAAGAATTGCAGGAAATGGCAATTCTTGCCATCCGGAGATAAAGTATACTCCAGCGTATCATCCTTGCCGGTAAACGTTATCAGAGGTCTGCCAAGATATTTAGCCGGGAAATCCCTCCTCTGTTCAGCCCATACATGGTGATTGATTGACTCATACCCCAACTCTTTAACTTCATGTTCAGTAACCCGCCAGCAATTTTTTTGAAAATAGAATATCTGTTCGGTACCAACCGGATGAAGGAAGTCTGGATAAATAAAATGCAGCAGGGACAACTTATCCGGGCCAACATACTGTGTTACACCCTTTGATAACATCTCATTAATAGCTTCATTACAATTATTCTCAGCAAACTCAAACAGGAAATCCCGAGCTTCAGATGCTTCAATTACCCGGACAAATGGCTGTTCCAGCCGGATAAACTGGAATGAGCCATCCAATCTCCGAAACCTCCCAAAACCACGATTTTGAAGAAACCTACGACTGGGAACATAACGAAACTCATATTCCGTGTAAGTATCACCGCTTCGCCGTGATTTTTCAACAGCCTCCCAAAACATTTCGTCGGACTCTATAGCCTGGGCGGACTCGAGTTGGCCGGATTCATTAATACGCCAGCGATGGCTTCCAAAACGAAATTCCGGAAGGCGTGATAAGACATCCTTATGCATTTCGGCAAAGTGCTTGACAGAATCCAGTCCCCAAAGAGTAGACAACTTATGATCTGTATACGCCGATATGCGGAACAACTGAAGATACTTTCCCGTAAGATTTTTCTCATTAATCAGCTTATCAAAATCCGCCATCAACTCCTGCTCTTTACCCTGAAGGGAACCAGCCAACAGATCATCAATCCCTTTTTCGTTCAGCTCATTTTTTTGGACGTGGCCAACATAAATTTCGACATACAATTCCCTGTTCCGGAGCGAACCCATGTAGTCACGGAAGTTACGGGCCGCGTAAAAGAAATTACGTGGCCTTTTTTCGACCTGATCATTAATTCGGATATTTGCCGAAAGATCGTTCCAATCGGAGTCCATTATAAAAATCACTTCCTGAACATGACACTTCTCAATGATCCTAATCAGGTCTTCAGGAAGTCTGCCACCACAAGCTATATTCTGAATACCGGAGATAGCCAGCGAATACATTCCATGTTTGCAGGCTTTCTCAGCTTTTTTTTCGCCCTCCTGAATGAAGAGGCGTGGTAAGTGTTCACCCTGATTATACAACTGTCTAATCTTATCTGGAATATATATTGGAGTACCACCGCCATATGGAGAACGATACTTGAATGGTTTGCCCTCTTTGTCCAAATGATCCTCCGGATATTGCCAGCGGACGCGGAAGTATTCACGCATCTTACCAGTAGGTTTTCCCTTAGCGTCTTTCTGTTCATAAGTAACCGGCAAACCAGACAGGTCATAATACTTGATAATAACATCATCACCTTTCAGATCGATATCGCCCTTAGCGTTAACCGTACCCTTACTAAAGGTATGAGCCATTGTAACCGTATGGTTAGTTGTTGAATCATATACATGTGCCATCACATCATCCAAGGTCAGACCAGAACCTTGAAGCATCGACACGCAATACGAGGACGCATCTACACCTTTTAAATCTTTCGCATTTTTTTTAGATGGTGGATTCTTCTTATTAGCCGGAACAGGTTCATCAATAAGTAAGACATGGAATCGATCTGACAAATATGACAGAGCTTCGTTAAATGCCATATTCTGTACTTTCATAAGGTATGTTATGGCATCATGACCACCCACGTTACACTTGTTGAAGCATCCGTACAGTTCTTTTTTCGAATTATAATTAAATGTTTGTTTTCCGCAGACAGGGCATTTCCCTCGATAGTCGTATCCTTTCTGCTCTTCCATATCCTGGAAGTCCCTAATGACTTCCAGGACATGTCCCTCGGCAGATTTTTTAATTCTGTCAGTGTTATCTTTTGAAAAATATTGGCTCATATTCAGGTTATTTGATGCAAAGAAAAAAATTATGATACAGGTGCAAAAGGACTATTCTTTAAAGACTAATTCCAACCTGACACGCCCATGCAACTGATTGCATAAGAATAGCCGTGTTATCTTTATCCATATATTGTTATTTGAAGCATAAGGAGTAAATGCCCGAATGATCTTACGGGCATGGTATTTCTGCATGCGCCTTTTTTTTATGCGATGCAAACAATTTAATTTAACGTTATCTCTTTTTTTTGTCATAATTCTTCTTTTTAAGATATAATTTACGCTTAGATTTCAGTATACGGTTAAGCTCCGTAATACGGTCAAATTCGGTAGGTATGTTATCATGCATCATGATCCAATAAAAATGATGCGATATCAGTACTTAACGAATCAAGAATGAAAATCTGCTCATTACTGGGATAATCCTTAATGTGATCGAGCAAGAAGGTAAACTCCATTTTCGCCACACGGTTTAATTCATCCCCTCTGGGTGAGCAACACCCGATACCAGCAACTTCAACCGAGATATCGGGATTAGTATTTTTAGTGCTTTCAAGATTATTACATATCATGGCTTAACCCTCTCTTTTTCTTTTGTTATTACTATCAAGGTCTATCAGTTTTTTTACATCATCAAAAGAACTTGAATACCGGCAAATAACACGTATAGCAGTATGTTTCTGATTCTTAGAGTAACAATTACATTCTTTTTTTTGGAAATTTACTCTAAACCAATTAGGTGACATCGGTGAAGCCGAGCCTAATACAGTCACTGAAAAAATTCTTTTAATTATCTTATTTGCTTGTCTTATTTTCATATAAATTCTCCTTTCCACCTATCCCAGCAGCCACCACATTACTGCCAGGAACAGGTAATACAAATTTGTTTTCATTGATTATTTCTCCGTTTTTCTACAAGTTGTTCAAGCCTCTTTTCATACTCAGCACATTCGAGTTTCTTGCGCTCCAGCTTTTCCCGGAACTTAACCAGTTCCTCATCCGTATCCTCGTCAAAGAACATGTTGTTCTGGCGGTTATACTCGATGTATTCACGCATCATTTTTTCGGCTTTCGACACCTTTGCCTTAGCGGAGATCAGTTTTCTAAGGCAACTATCAAACATCAGTTCTCCGGAGCGTTTGTCATAAAAGGAAATACTTGAATACAAACAATATCTCGGATATTTGCATTGTAGCTTTGCAGTCCTCCAACGAATAACCCAATCATATTTGAAATACATTTCCCTTGGCAAATCATAGGTATATAGAATTACATAGTTCCCATTATCATCATGATATTGTATGTTAACATGAAACCAATGCTCGACCTTTAATTCCCTTTCTGCCTTGGCTTCATACTTAGCCATCTCATAATAATCACTCAAACTTTCCTGCTTCCCCATATCAGTTCCATTTTTGAGGCCGGTTATTGATTCTTTCTAAATACGCGGCTATTCTCTTTTCCTGGTCCTCACCATCCCGGACAAATATTCGAGTATGGTTCTTATCACCAGGAATAGCTACATATCGGCCATGTTTCTCAATGTGTCGATGATGAGCTATTTTAACATCCGTTCCATCTGGATTTTTGTCCAAATCAGCTTTTATTTTTAAAAAAGAGTCATTATCATTATTCATAGTAAGAGTTTTTATTCTGATTTTATTGAATTATAATATGCAACAAGAGCTGCCGTATTATTTAATCCCAGGCGTGCTCTCATATTGTTACGATGACGTATTACAGTAAATACAGATATATGATACAAGTCGGCGATTTGTTGATTAGTATAACCTGAAGCTATCAATTCAAGAATATTAAGTTCCTGACGTCTTAATCGTGTATCCAGCTCAGGTGAGCAAACAATACCACATAGCTTGCAATCACCAGTATTACGAAGAGGACAAGGTACTTGTTCAAGATGGAAATTACCTTTCCGATCTATATCATATTGTAGAGTATCGAGGTTACCAAAATTACACCTGCAGAAACGACGAACAATGACGAATGAATAATATGGAGCATTCATCGATGAACGTGAGTACAATTTACACAAGGCTGAATATGCCTTAGGATATCTATCATCAATCAACTGAAGAACTGCCGTAATTAAGTCTTGATCCGACTGTTCCAATATCTTGACGCAACCATCCTGTTGTATAACGACATCACCATCAGGAGTGCTGTAGAATTCGATGTTTGCAATATTAATCATGGCTTAGGGAATAATTCTTCAATGGGACGACCTAATACTTCAGATATAATTTTTTGTTTAATAGGTGGCGGGGTAATCTGCCCTGATAGCCACCTATATACCACAGATTCAGAAGTCTGCGTTTTTTCCATGAGCAGCTTAACAATTCTCGCTCTCTCATTCGGTTGGGATTTGATGTCAGTAAATACCATTTTTTTAAGATTTTAATGAATAATAGACGCAACTGAATCTTTTTTTGTTATTTTCGTCACGTCAGAAAACTTTCGTAACGCAAATATGCGTGATATTTATCGCATTTCAAAGAATTAATGCGGTAAATATTTCGCATTAACATTTTATAACGTCATGGGAACAAAAAAAGTAAATACCGAATTAAAGGAGAGAATGCTGCAGATATGCTCAGAATTAGGCATATCTCCTAACAAGTTATCAGAAGAAAGTGGAATGAGTCGTGAATATATCCGACAAATGAAAGAATACATATCTGCAGATTTATTGCGTTATATATCTCGCAACTATCCAACTATTAATCTTGTATGGCTGATAACAGGAGATGGTGATATGAAGAATGAAGCCCCTACTCAAGACGTATCTTTACTAATAAAAATGCTGAATGAAGAGAGAGAACAAAATCAAATCCTGCAAAATCGTATAATAGAACTTGAAACAGAATTAAAGAAAATTAAAGCCTGATAGGAACCATTAACCAGTAACTATCAGGTTTTTACAGCCTTAGAAACGGGACAAATACGGGACAAAATGCCCTTAAATATGTAATATATAAAGCTTGAGTTCAACTTATAAATGCAACTTTTTGGGTGCGGATAATAAGCAATAAAAA